AGCCTGCTGTATGTTGTGGTGTTAAATGTTTTGAAGTGTAGTATAAATCTAACATATAATCTTCTTTTGAAATTAATCCTTTGTTATATAATTCACTACAAATAATTCTTCCTTTTTTATCTCCACCCTTATCTTTATTTGCTTTTTCTTTAGCGGCTTTATCACGAGCGACATCAGCTCTAGTTTTCATTCCAGTATTTGTTTTACTGCCAGTATTTACAGCTGTAGTTACACCTGTATTACTATTAGTATTAGTTACAGCGTTGCCATGCTTATCTGATACTTCATTAGATCTAGCAGCATTATCTACTGCATTATTTTTATCTACGGATGTGCCTGCTGCTCTTTCGCTATTACTGGCAGCCTCTCTAGCTGCACTTATGTCTGGATTATTTTCTGTAGCTCTTCGCTCTGATGAAGTTTTATTAGCACCATAGTTTGCATTTTCGTTATTAGTTCCTGCACCTATAGCGGCATCTCTCATATTTCTTTCTGCTGTATCTCTAGATGATCCTGCAAAACCTGCTGAAGTTTTTGCAGCATTTACTGCACCAGATACATCACCATCTGTTACTGCAGCTTCCATTCTATTGTAGGCTTCAGAAGATCTCATAGAAGCAGTAGGTTTTCTTTGTGGAAAATTAGTTGCACCAGGATCTTCAGCTCTTTCTGCTATTCTATCTAGTTCAGACATCTCATCTTCTGTTCCAACTACAGTACGTTTAGGTTTTCTTTGTGGAAAATTAGTTGCACCAGGATCCATTGTAGCATCTAACATATCTGAAAGCTCATCATCACTAACAGGATTTGCCCATTGACTTGCTACTGAAGTACTATCATCAGTTAAAGAAAATGCATCTACCATATTAGCAGCAGTTATTTGTTTTTGTAATTCTTCACTAAATTCTACATTATTAAATAAACCATAAGATTTACTTAAATTGCCTAGCATTGCTGTAAGTTCTTTATTAGTAGCTAACGCACCTGTTTCTGGATTTGTTCCTAACGTTCCAGCTTTAGCTCTTGCATTTAATTCCTTAACTACTTCGCCTTTTTGGTAAGCACTTCCTACTCCTAAAATTGTACTAAGACCAGTTGGTGCTAACGCAGTAAAAAGACCTGCTGCTACTCTAGTTCCTATTGAAGGATTTAATACACCACTTAAATCTGCTACAGATGCTGTACCAATATCAAATCTATTAGCCTCTATATTTCCATCTCTGTTGCCACCACCGCCACCATTCATTGCAGAGGTAGTAGTGCCTCCATCAGTGCCGTCTCCAGTACCTGAATCTTCACCAGAGTCTCCGCCACCAGAGTCTCCACCACCTGAATCATCTCCAGTACCAGTGCCATATCCTGTCATTTCTGTAATAGGCTTAGCTAAATTAGCAGTTAAGTCTGCACCTGCAGTACTAGTGCTAGTTATTTTAGTATATTCATATTTAACTTTATAAGTTCCAGTAGCTGAATCTTGAACCATAACTTGTTTATAGGTAGGTATTCTACCTGTGGTTGGATCTACTAAAGGTGGGGTATCATATTGTGCCATAATTATTTAAAAAAGTTTCTAGATTTATTATCCTTCTTGAGTTGTTCCTCTAGGGACAGCAGCCGTCTGAGCGAACTGATCCTCCCCTGGTTGCGGTACATTTCCTGTTCCGATGTTGCCACCTCCAACTCCAGTTGCGTCTGTCGGATTTGCCCCTGGAGGTATTCCTTGAGCAGCTCCCATGTCTCCTTGTGGGCCACTAGGGCCTTGAGCTTGTTGATTTCCATTTGTCATCCCCATTATTTTAGCAAAAATTTGTGCATTCTCTGGATCATTAATTAATTGATCTGGATCTATGTCTAAAGATTTTGCAATTTCTTTTAATATTGAATGCCATCTTACAAACGGTGCAATATTAGGATTATTAGCAGTTTGCATAAATGTCATTAGTCTTTGTGATCTTACTTCTTTTTGCATTAGAGAAGATGTTCCTCTTGCTTTAACTTCTAGATCACCTTTAATTGGTTCTACATTTGCATTAAATTGCATATTCCATGCATACAGCGTATCTCCAAGGGGCTTTAATAAATAGTCATCTACATTTTTAACTACAGTTTTAATACTTAATGCAGCTGCACCCATTAACATAGACATACCAGCAGCAGTTCTAGTAGTAGATTGTACTCCTGTTGCTCCATGTGAATATGATGGTATACCTGTTGACTCATCAGCTAATTGTCTAAACTTGTCAAACATCATTAAGTTTTCTTGTGCAGTATTAGGAAACTTTAATCCATTAATTGCTGTTCCTGTTATGCCAGACTGTCGTCTAAATATCTTACCAGGATATATACTCATGTCTTGTCCCGGTACTAATTGAGTTTCATCTATATCAAATACTAAATTACCAGCTAACGCTAAGTTGTCAATAGCCATTCTTGCATGACCATTCATAACCATTTGTGCATCTTCCATATTTTCTGGTATGCCTACACCAAAAAATTGATATGGATTTATTTCATATGGACATACATGAAATGGTAATCGCTCTGGTGTAAATGGATTTAATACTAATCTTAGTACATGATTATTACAAATCCATGCATTAATTTGCACTTCATCTAAATCATCCATACTATCGTCTAGTTCTATTCCTGCTTCTTCTGCAAGTTGCTTATCCATTGATCCCCAGTATTCATATACTTCGAATCTTTTCTTTTTAAGATCATCTACATTTTCTCTATCTAATAACGATGTTTCAAAACCACGAACTTCATAATTTTCTCCCATTGAAATGCATTCAGAGATTGCTTTCTTTCTAAAGAAAGGACGATTTTTTAAATTTCTTAATTGTGTTCTGTTTAACGAATGTCGTTGTATTACATAATCACAATCTTCTATACTAGTAGCATCAGGGTCTGGATAAAAATCCCAAACACTAACTGCTTCTAATTTAGGAACAGTTTTACCTTTAGGGTTATATATAGTTTCACCAGTTTCTTCATCTTTATCCCATGCATGTAAAACTTCTTCATGAGTAAAAGGTCCTTTTAATACTCCTGTACCAAGTAAAACCATTTCAAACAATACATGTCGTAACATAGTTATTGCAGAAGTGCCTTCTAATTGATCGTGTATTAACTTTTCTAGTTTTTCAGCTGCTTGTCTAGCTGGTTCTATGTGTGGTATTTGTGGTGATGTAGGTGAAGCTCCTTCAACAAAATCAATTCCTTCATACTCACTAGATAAACCTCTAAGTAAATCAGCTGTAGTAGTACCAGGTTCCATGTCTTTACCATCACCTGGATAACCATAAAGATCTACACCATCATTTTCTTCTGACTCTGCTTTCTCTCCATCTTGTTTTACTCTAGCATATTCTGCTATACCTTCAGGTACATCTGTCTGTTCTATTCCAATTGGAAATTTTCCAGCAGAAAACAAAACCTCAATAAGTTGACCAAAAGCAGCAAGAACTTTAGTCTTTGTTATTTTAACAAAAACTCTAGACTTTTCTTTTTCTGTAAAGGACATATCAGAACCATAGATTCCTCTATAGTTTCTATATCCTCGTAACCATCTACTTTCATCAAATAATCTTGAGTCTTCAGATTTTATAAATCTTCCTTTAATTAAACCTTGAAGATCTGAAAACTCTTGGTCATAAGACTTATCATCATCTGGCTCGTCTAATCCTAAAATGTCATCAGTTGGATTCTCTATATCAGCCATGTATTATTTCCTAGTTTAGTAGTCTCGTTCGTCAGCCATAGAAAATACTTTTCCGTCAACCATATTAGATTTTACTTTAGGTGCGTCTTCGTTTTTTCCGCCTTCTTCAACAGCAGGCATATTATTAGCAGGTTTGCCAGACTTAGCAGAGTTTCCGTAACCTGCATTGTTTTCGTCTAGATCGCCTTGTTTATATTTTTGCATTATGTTTGGCATTTATTTCTCCTTAGTTTTTGTTTTTGTTATAGCTTCTTGCATAAATTTAAGAAGCCATGGGTTATCTCTTATAACTGTATGATATATATTAGCTAAATTATTTACTACAGTTTCTTCTTTATCATCATCTGAAAGAGGATTATCCTTTTGAGTTAATCCACTTACATATACACATGCATGAAAAATCTCATGTATAACTGTATTTAACAGATCATGAGGTTCTAGTCCTGCATTTATTTGTATGGCATTCTCACGTTGTAAGTATTGACCATAGCAATCTGTTAGGTTATCTTTTTTAAAATCAGGATTTTCTACTTTAATAATAAGATCTTGAAAGCCTACTCTTAATTTTTTATTGTCTATATCCATTAATATCCAAATACTCTATCTGCTGGTTTAAAATTTTTATGCTTTTCAAAGCCATCAAAACCATCTCGTTCTGTGTTAATGGGGCGAGACATACAACCGTAACGTAATGCATCATATGCATGATCTTCTGTGTGTGTATCAACATCTTCTGGATTGTTTTTATCACACGGTAGTAGAGGTAGTGTTCGTACTAAATTTATACAGTTATCAAAAATAAATAAAGAAGGTTTTTTTTCATTACCTCTATCTCTAACTGAAAATCGTTTATGTAATTCTAACTTACCATTTATACGACTTCTTGGTGATCTATCAGATGGTCGCCATCTACATCCTGCAGTTATCATTGTTTCTGCTATACTTGGACCTACATCACCTCTTCTTGCCCAAGTACTGGAATCTAATATACCATAACGAATATACTCACCACGTTCCATATCTAGTACCTGTCTTGCGAATATATCTGCTACAACTTTTTGTGTGTATAACTCTCGGTATACCCAGAGATTATTATCAAAGTCTATAGCAAACCATAGTACACATGCAGGAGATGAGTATCCCCAGTCACAAGATCTAAACTTATGCCAATTTCTAGGAATGTCAAATGGTTTAACTACATGTACTTGTCTGTTAAACTCTGGGAAAGCTGCATCTTCATATGCTCCCCAATCTCCATCTAGAAATTGTTTTCTCTGCACTTCAGGCAAAGAAGCCAACATAATATAATAATCCTCGGTTTGCATTAAATAAGGATTATCTTGTAACTTAGCTGGTATAAATCTTCTTGTTATTGATCTATTACCAACTGGTGTTTGAATATCTATTGAGAACCTTTCATTAGGTACTGCAGGGTCTACAAACATTTCTTTAACCCATGTTGATCCTACATTGCCAGGATTACCAGTGGCTCTCATATATACTGGTATCTCAGGATCTACTGATCTAAGAGAAGATCTTAAAAAATTATAAATATCTGCATTGGGATATTGTGGTAGCTCATCAATTCCAATCCATGTATAAGACTGACCTTGATATCTAAGTGCGTCAGTAGTATTTTCAGCATATCCAAATTCTATTTTTGCTCCTGATGGAAATCTCCATTCCTTTTCTTGCTCTCTCCATTTAGCTCCAGGATAAGCCTTTGGATATAATTGTTGTGAGTGATTAATTAAATCTCTTAGTTCTGGCATAGAACGTCTAATTAATAAACATCTATGTTTTTGCCTATCACAATATCGTAGTGGATCAATAAGCATTGCATATGATTTACCTCCACCTCTTGCACCACCATAGAATACTTCTCGTTCTGATGCAGCTAAGAACTGAGTTTGAGGACCTTCGTTAGCTTCAAATATAACCTCTCGTTCTTGTACTGCCTTCTTTACATTTGGTGGTACTACTTCTAGATCTTCTTCAATAACTATATTTTGTTTATTCTCTAGAGTATCATCAGCTTTTTTAATAGCTTCTTTTTTATTCTTTAACTTTTTTTGTGCATTGTGATAATCATCTTTAGCTTTTTGTACTTGTTTAGCTATATCACTAATGCTAGCTTTAGCAGATCGTTTTGCTTTAGCTATAGTTTTCTTTTTCTTTTTAGGTGGTAGTATATCATTCACTTCTTGACAGCACCTTTCTTAAGCCAGGAGCAGATATATATCTACCCGTTTTTCTTTCCATCCAACCAGCAACTTCTCGATAGGAACAACTTTTAATATATTGTTTTGCTTGTTCTATAGCTTCGAGTTCCTCTTGGATCGGCTCTAATAATTTCTCGTCTTGTTCACTTACTTTGTAGCCAAATGGAACAGTTCTTGCAATTCTTTTTCTAAGACCTAGACTCATTGTTTCGTTTCCCATATAACATTGTCCACGACCAACTATGTATTTTTCCTGACCAAATAAATATCTTGTATAATATATTTTTCATTATGCTTCTTTGGCTGGCAGTATAAAAATACCATGGGCTACTTTGGCATTAATATCTATCTTCTCTCGTTTAACTAAACCTACTCTATCTAGTATTTGTTTAGCTGCTTCCATTCTAATACTCGCTCCTGGTATAGAGCCATCATCATCTATTGCGTTGGCTATGCTTAAGGCAGCTTTCGGTGAGTGAGCTGCTAATACCGTTTCGGCACGTTCTAGGATTTGGTCTTTAAGACCGTGTACCACTTTCGGATATGAGGTGGGAGCATAGCCTGCAATCTCTGCAGCTGCTCTTGGTTCACCATTAGCTTCCCCAAATAGAGCAGAGAGAAATATCTTTTGCTTCTCAGTTAATTGTGTTGCTTCTTTTTTGTCTAGAAGCATAGAACAATAATTAGTGCAACTACAGCAATAGCTAAAGCAATTTGTTTATGCTTTGGCAATGCCATAACTTTATCTTTAATCCACATTAATTTTTTCATATTATTTCCTTTAGCAATTCCATGCTCTTAATGATTTGTTTATTCTTGAATCAGGATCTCTTGCTGTTTTAGCAGAGGTCAATTTCTTTTTCATGCCTTTCATTCTAGCACAGAATGATGCTCTTCTTTTATTACCTTTAACTTTACTTGGTGCTTTAAGGTTACGCTTCTTACCAGTCTTAGTCTTGCCTTTATTATAACTTGCACGGCCTTTAGCATTTAATCCACCCTTAGGATTCTTGCCTTCTTTCCTAGTCCATGCTGGTGACTTAGCCATGCCTTATGCCTTCTTAGTTTTTTTCTTTTTAAGATCTTTTTTATGTACTAAAGGTTTGCTGTTTTTAGTATGAGTTTTACCCGTATGAAGTTTACCATTAGGCATTTTGTGCGTAGCACCTTTCCATTCTTTACCGTCTTTTGTATAGTGTTTTACACCTTTCATTATGATATCTTTCTATATTTTCTTACTTTATTAGCAATACTTTTTGGTTGTTTTGAAACTTGTTTACCTTTTGCTTTAGCTTTTCGTTTAGCTTTAGTGGTCGCAGCATATTCTGCAGAAGACAATGCCTTAATAGCTTTGGATGGAAGATAACGCTCACCAGTTACAGAAGATTTCTTTCCTGATTTAGTACGCCAATCTTGTTTACCCCAAGACTTTAGGCTTTTTTGACTTTTTGCTAGTGCCATTATTTTTCTTTTTCTTTAATAGTGTAAAGTCTACTTTTGAGATTTTACCATCTCTATTCTTATCTAATTTTTTTTGTTTACCTTTAAGCATTACTTATATCCTCCGCCTGCTTTTTTATATGCCTTGGCTAAAGCCTGTGCTTTACGTGCAGACCACTTACCAGCACCTGTACCATGTGAGGCTTGAGCTTTAATACGATTAAAGATCTGCTTTCTCTTACCTGGTTGGGTGTAATTGCCTGCTTTGTTTACGGTGCTTTTTGTTTTGGCCATATTTATTTTTATTATTATGCTTTTGAGCTTCTGCTTTTTTATTTATTATATCTACTAGCTCTGCAAAGGGTATAGTCATGTGGTTAATAACCCATGCCACCCATTTTTTTACCAGCACTCATAGGCTTTTTAGTTTTTTTCTTGGTACCTTTAGCTTTTTTTTGACTTTTTTTTGGATAGTTCATTGATTTCATTTGTTTTTCCTTTTTTTTTGCCGAATATTTCTGCATGGCGAGACTTTGACATGCTATAAAACTTGCCATTGATCATCTCTTTGCCGATAGATCCGTGTATTTGCCTGATTCCCATGTAGTTTTTCCTTATAAACCAGTAGTTTCCGTGAATGTCCATGGTTTTTTTCGTTATATATCTGTGTGACCCATTGGTAACTACTGTATATCTACCTATTATACACATGTATGACGATTCTGTCAATACATTTATTTGTTTTATTTAGATTATTTATTTTGTTATTGACAAAATCGGAATTAGGGTGTATAATGGTATTAAGGCCTCCCCCCGGGCCCCTATATGTATTACCTAAATGTACTATTAGGGACTCACTTATGGTTGTGGGACCCCTACAGGTACCATACTAATGTGGCCACCTAAGTGGTTACCATGCTTTTCTATTGATTTTCCAGCTATGGCGTATAGGATATACCCGGTACCCCCCTAGCCCCCTGCCTATCCCCTTGATATCATACAATAATATCTTTTTTAGTATGCTAAAATATTCTTTTATAAATATATTGACATATCTTTTAAAATGTGCCTTAGAATTTAGAGCTGGTTATAATTATTTATAACTTTATAGCAACCTTGATTGCGTATCTTATGGGAACTATTGAAACCACTTACAGGAATTAAAAGAATGGCTATGGTGGTATCTCTAATGAAGTGGCGATAAAAAAAAGGGCTATCAAATAAATGACAACCCTTTAATTTCTTTTTATGCTCTTTAAGTATTAACTGTTAACAACTTCAGGGAACTCACTTAGTCCTGAGTCCTGAAGCAAACCACTTTTTGATTTTTCAATCATGGTATCAAATCTAGTCAGCATATTAAAATGACTTGATTTAATTTTAGGGCTTACTTCAACATTGCCAGTATCAGCGTTTACATTTTCGCCAGTGTCTACAAAGTTTAAAACCTCATTAAAAAAAATAGTCTGATTAACTAAAAATTTATTCAATGATTTTATCTCTGATACTTCACTTTGTGAAACTTCCATAAATTTAGTATAATTAAATTCAGGCTGTTTTCCCTCGGCTTGTTGCTTAGCTGATGGCTTAGTAATAAAAGCGTTAAACATTTTATTAAAATATTCTTCGTTTAATGCTTCTAGTTTTTTCGCTAAACCCTTAACAGTTTTTGACTCGTTAGCAATTCCGAATATCTCATTGTAAACGCTTTGTATTTCACTTAAGGCTTGTCTCATATGTGAGCCTTTAAACTTACTATTTACATTTTTACAATATTCGATTGCAACACATAAAGTATTGTTTTTGAAGTATAAGTATTCACTTTCAACTGTATTTCTTAAATCGTTTTCAGTTTCAAATGCATACCATACATGAGCAATTAAAAAAGCATTTCGAACATTGTTTTCAAATGTTGAATTTCTTTCCGTTAAAATTACGCCCATAGTCGTTT